CATTCCTGGCCAGGCATCTTATTCAGATAAAGTTGCAACAGTACAACTCGCATCTACATTTGCTGGAGAGACAATTGTACCAAGTCAGTTTTATAATGCAACCACTCCAGTAATAATTACTGGAGCTACATCTGGATTACAAGCAAAAGTTATTGGTTTTCAAGATGCAACTGCAACAACACAACCAATTTTAATTATACAATATCTTAATACTGGTTCTGATTTTGCAACATCTTCTTTCAAAGACTCAGAAAATATATCTGCTGATACAACAATAACCCATACGTCATCTTATGCAGCTCAAGTCGCATCTGCAACAACTTTTAATACCAATGCATCTCAGAATGGCTCTGCTGTAAAAGTTGAGGAAGGTGTTTATTTTATACGAGGACAGTTTGTAAAAAATTTAGCACAAACTTTAATACTAAGTACAAATTCTGTTAATGAAAGTGCTCGTGTTGGGTTTGATGTAAAGGAAGAATTAATTACACCAGAGGCAGATTTAACTCTTACAGATAACGCAACTGGCTCTGCAAACTATGCTGCCAAAGGAGCTCATAGATTAAAAATAACTCTTACTCTCAAAAAGTTAGATTTAGGTTCAAGTGCTGATAGTAATTTTGTAGAACTAATTTCAATTAGGTCTGGCCAAGTTCAATCAAATAGTGCTGAATTAACGAAATACTCTGTTTTAGGTGATACCCTCGCACGAAGAACATTTGATGAGTCTGGTGATTATACAGTTCGACCTTTTCAATTTGATGCAAGAGAGAGTATTCCTAATACAGTAAAACTAAAAGACTTTGATGGTGTTTACACTAAAGGTGCAACTACAGATGATGGTGCAACTGCAGCTGAAGATTTACTTGCAATTGCGTGTACACCAGGCAAGGCATATGTTCGTGGATATGAAATAGAAAAAACAGGTGTAACATTTAAAGACCTTAAAAAGGCAAGAGATTTTGAAACTGCAAATGCTGGTGTTGTAAACTTAGAGATAGGTAATTTTGTAAAAGTAACTAATCTTTACAATACTCCAGATATTGGAGATATATCTGGTGAAACTACTCCCTATAAAGAAATAAAATTATTTGATGATTTTGGAACAAGAGGTAGTTCTACAGGTAATGGTAAACAAGTCGGTGTTGCAAGAGCTCGTGCAATAGAACATTTCAAAGGTGCAATTAATAGCACAGACGCTGAACATAAATTATTCTTATTTGATATTCAGATGTTTACACAATTAGAATTTACCAGTAGTGCTCAAGGTGGAGCTCCTAGTCCTAGTCTTACTGCAAATCATTCCACAGGTGTGAAAATAACAGGAGTAACATCTGGTGCAACTGGTTTCTTAAAACAAAATTTAATTTTTGCTAAATCATCATCTCCTACTGGTGTTAATCTCGTTAATGTATCTGGAACATTTATTAAAGGTGAAAAAATTACTGCTTCTGATAGTGCAGAAACAGATACAATAGTGGAAGACTCAAGTAATGAAGATATAACAATTCTTAACGTAACAAATTTTATTTTTGAAGATGCAAGATCATTAATTATGGAAGACCCAGATAGTGGTCAAGATTTCACAGCAGATATGGTTTTGTCCAGAAAAGGTCAAGATACTGATGTTTTTAGAAATGATGGTTCAGATGCAAATGAAGCTGATTTAAACGACTTCTTTGTTCTTGAAGAAGATAACTCAACACGATTAGGTATTGAACCTAAAAAAGTTGCTTTACTTGAAAGTCCAGAAAAAAATATTTCTGTATTTAGAATGCCAAAGAGTATAATAAAAACTCTACTTACTGATGACAATAATAATACAAGTGATTCTCAGATAACAGTTCGTAAACAATTTGTAGGAACAACAAACTCATCTGGTGCAGTATCATTTACAGCTGGTACAAATGAAACTTTTGTATCTTTTGCATCCAGAGATTATTCTATGTCAATATTAACAGCTGGTGGTGGAACTGGAGCTCAAGGTGAGATAGTAGATATGACCAGTACAATAAGTGGAACTGGTGGTTCAACAGTTACAATTACAGATAGTACTGTTCTTGGTTCAGCTGCAAAAGTTAAATTTATAGGAACAGTTTTAAGAACATCTGTGTCTGCAAGAATAAAAACTACGAACCTCATGAAACAAGTTAAAGTTCTTGCAAGTGATGCTGATGGTTCATTTGGAATAAGAGCATCAGATAAAACTATATCACTTGGTCGTCCAGATGTTTATAGATTAGTTGGTGTACTTGACTCAGAGGACACAAGTGCAGATGCAACATTACCATCAATGACAATTACTACAACCTCTGGAACATTTGAAAGAGGTGAAAGAATAACTGGTGGAACATCTGGTGCAATTGCAAGAATATCAAATGCAGCTAGTCCAATATCATATATTTTAA